ATTTAATTTCTTCGCTTCTTCTTCGGCTTTTTTCTTAGCGTTCCTCTGTGCTAGAACGTATTCTGGTACTATTAGAGTCATCATCCACCTTTTTTAGCAGGGTTTGTATGTGTTCCAATGCATAGGTTAATCCCTGAATTTCGCCTACCATTGCCTTATAATGACCAATATCAGATGCACTTCCACTAGTCAATGAAATACTTATGTCTTCTACTCTGTTATTTAAGTCTTTTTTATATTTGTTTAAAAAATCAGTTATGTACACTAAGGTTTACCTGCGTTTTTAAGATAATTAACTGCATCTTCTACAAGAGTTGTTGCTTGTTTTGTAGACCCTTCGCCAAACATTGTGTCAAGTGCACTGCCTATATAGCTCTTATCATATGTTTCTGCATCATATTGTTTGCTCATCGGGTCTCTTGAGGCTTGATATTGAGGAGCTTGTTCTGGTATAAAATTAGATGGATTCGCATTTACGTTAGCCATTAAAGAAGGTAACCCTCCACCGAGCATACTAAAAACATTTAAAGCTCCTGTTGCCATACCTGGCAAAGCATCTGGTTTTTGTTCTTTTATTAGACCTAACTGTGTTTGCTCTCCTAACGAACTACCAAACAAAGAACCAAAACCTTTATTTAAATCTCTTTGTGTTTGACTAGCTAATTTGTTCGGATCAAACCCAGGCCTATTAGGGTCGTTCATGGGATTAACATAGCGATTATAGTTTTTATTAGCTATGTCATCCATAGATGATTGACTCATTATATTATTATAATTAACGTCAACACCAAAAAAATCGGCAATACCTTGAAAAGGATTGTTATAGCCATACGGATTAGTAGAGGTTATGCCTCTAGCTGTTTGTAATGCTTGTCTCGCATCATAGGTGTCACCTCCACCACCTATGTTTTGATTTTGAATACTTGCAGCTATATTCGCATTAGTATTGATATTATCGTCAGATACTGAAGATTGAGTGGGATCGTAGCCACCACTATCAATACCCATATTTTGAGAATCACTTATGCTTTGAAAATCCGAATCACGCATTTAGCGAACTCCTTTGAACCCTAGTCCTTGGATAGCCATGCCACCACCACGGGAAAAACCTGGGACACCACGACCTTTTAAGATATCTTTTTTAGTAACTTTACCATCACCCGTTAAGTCTGGAAAACCACCACCATCTTTTTTCTTTAATGTTAACATTTTTCTTATTTTCTTTTGAGCTTCTGCTGGAGTAATCTTACCTGATGTTGATGCGTTTACTATGTTTCTAAATTGACCCATCTGTGCTTTTGTAAGTTTGTCTGTATTCACTTTAGTTACGTTAGATCCTCCATCAGCCATTAGTCGAGGATCTGAATTATCTCCTCTTCTTTTACCTATTGGTCGTGCCAAAGGTGGTATATCGGGCTCTTCATAATTTCTTTTACTTCTACCCGCTCCAATAAACGGAGGCATTGGAACTGGTGGGATACCATAATCTTTTTTAGTTCTTCCCCCTATTATGTCTTTCTTTTTTTTGCTTTTCTTTTTTTTCTTTTCTGTTTCAGACATAGTTTTCTCCAAGATTTGCGATCCACCGTCTCTTCGGTTACGACCTTTGTTAATTAAGTCTTTAGCTTGTTTTGTACTTATTGCTAAATCATCTGCGAATTGTTTTATCCTAACCATTATTTTTTCTTGAACATCTTTGCAGCTTGTCCAACTCCCTTGATTCCAAAACTTGCACTAATCGCAATATATAAAAGATATTGATACCACTCTGGTAAACTGGCTAATATCACAAAACCATCTTTAACATAATCTTTCATGCCGGGCAAAAACACTAAAATTGCGGGCAAAAGTAGAACAACTAAGGCAAACTCGTCTTTCCAACTATCCACTGTAGCATCAGCCATCTTGCCTTCCCATGCGACTTCACCTGCTGCAACCTTCTCTGCAACAGTAGCACGAGCTCTTGCCTCTGCGACTTTAGCCTGTCCTTCAGCCTTAGTCTTTTCAACTTTGTTTTCAAACCAAGTCCCAGCTAAAGTAGCTATTGGTCCTATTAACGCTGTGAGCACTTGCACTCCTTCTTAGAAAATCTACTGTCTATCCAAACTTTACCATAGTATAAGATAAAAAGCCAAATTGTAAATAGTGTTCCTTCTATGTAGGATAAATCATTCCACGCATCTAATACCATGTTTTCCATTTACTTACCTTTCGTTGCATTATTCAAAGAATCAATAACATCGTCAATGTTGGGTTCTTTACCCCAAGGATTATAAATACATTTATATTGCTTTGGGCACCAACTCTCAATCATCATCTCATATGTTTGATTATTTCCTATATAAATACAAGCCATCTGTCCAGTTTTTGAATTTATTCTTTTTTTTAAACGGCAAGTCGTATATTTCTTTTTCTCAATCTTACCTTGATTCTGTAGTTGTTGTTTAGTATAGGGCTTTGGTACATATTTATAATTATCAGCATATGATTTACTGGTAAACATACTAGTTAATAAGAGTAAAAATCCACCTATAATAAGTATTAAAAATATCCAAGCAACACCTTCACCGAGCTGTCTTCTTAACTGTTGTTGTTTGTAAATTGTTTGTTGTCGTTCTTTTCTTATCTGACCTTCCATCTGTAATAATTCATCATAGGCTCCAGGTCCATGAGTCATATTCAAAAACACCTTGAGTTCGTACCTTTGTTCCTCAAGTTTCTTTTTTGCAGCGTATGCAGCCATTGCCGCCTCTTCAATAGAACCTGCTTTAAACAATTTACCAAACAAGGGAGGATTCTTCGCTTGCTTCTCTGCGTTGTCAACATCTGATACGGCTCCCATCCAACGTCCAATATCTCCCGACATTTGTTCAATGTCACGACCTACGGCAAATCCTTGCTTGATTGCACTAAAAGCTTTTGATGCCACGCCAACGGCTAATGATATAGTTACTGGATCCATATCCAGATTATATCATAGGTTACTTACCTTTCAAAGATGCCGCAGTATTTATACGATAGATATTAACATCGTTCCTATCGTTGGCAATTTCTTCTTGAAGTTTTTGTCTTTGTTGAGCTAATTCATAAGCTTGTTGTAATTTAGCTTGATCAACAACAAAATCCATTTGATCATTCATTGTCTTACGTTGTAGCTCGGCAGTATCATTTTCTAGCTCTTTCTTTCTGATATCCACCAACGGATCTTCTGGTGTCGGTGGTGCTAGAGCTGGCATTATCTCATTTAGAATCTCACCAACTTGTTGAGCGATTGCCGCTTCAACGGCTGATGGATCCATTTGAGGAACTTGTTGACCAGCCATTTGAGCTTCTTGCATTGTCTTCTGAAAGAATGTGGTCACTTGATCACGGGCCATCATACCCACATGTTCTTGTACATGAGCTTGTAACATGATGTATCCTTGTGGATTTGCTTGTGATGTTTGACTAGATAACATAGATATATGTGCTCTAACATGAGCTTCATGATCTTGTTCTGGAAATGCTTGCAACGGCATGTTTTTCATTGCATTTCCATTCTCGGTTGCTGGATCCACTGGTTTAGGTTGTGGCTTTGGTGGTAAAATAGCCTCTATATTCTTGATATCCAACGCATCATACATACGTCTATACGCTTCATTTACGTTATGTATCTCTGGAGCTGCTTGAGCTAGTTGTAATTGCGTTTGAGCCAGTGATAATCGCTGTGACATAGAGAAAATATTCGGATCTGACACTGGAAGTATGTCCACACGACCATCAAAGTCGGCTTGCATGGTCTCTGGAGGCACATTTCCAACAAAATAAGGGTATGGAACTGGATTTTCGGCAAAAATCTCGGCTAACATGCGAAATTCCTGCTTTTGAGCGTAATGTAGTCGCTTATGTATGCTCGAAATGATCTTTGAGCCTTGCTCAATCAAGGCAACAGTCGTTCCAACGGGTGCTTGTGAGTTTACATCTGCTGTTTTTGCGTCTGCAACCTGTGCGAAACGTCTACCAGAGTCAACAACTACACCTAAAAGGTTAGCTAGTGTCGCTGATGGCTCTTTATATGGCAATGGGATGATTGAGTTTTTGAGATCCCCACCTGGGACATCGATATCTCTGAACTCCCCAGGATTAAGAGGCTCGTCATCGTTACGAATACGAACACCCCTCGATTTAAAACCTGCTGGAAGATTTGATAAAGTACCTGCATCTATTAACTGCCTCAAAATTGATGTGGCAGCACGAGACAAACCACCGATTGTGTGTAATAAGCCAAGTCCATAAAAGCCAAACCCTGGCAAAAACTTGAAGTGAACAAAATATTGTCTTTTTCTTTTTAGTGGGTCTTGTTCTCTAAAGTTTCTAGAAATCGATAACACTTTTCCAGACCCTTGATCAATGGTGACAATATAAGGCAACATAATACCCGAAGAATTCCCCTCCATATCCTTGTCTTCAAAACCTTCCAAGTCCAAGTCAATGTGGCATTCCAATAAGGTGTAAGAGTCATCTGAATAATTTGGACGTAGTCCCAACAACTCATCAGCACGCTCTTGGATAGCTCCTTCATCTTCACTGTCATCCGTTTCAGATAACTCAACATCTCTATAAACTCCTGCTACTTGTAATTTACGAATATCATTATATGACATTCTAACAACATGTGTAACCCTTTCTGCCGTCCTTAAATCAGAAGCTGAATATGGAACAATCATATCCTCTGCTGGAACAAACTTTGAAATGGCTCTCTGTTTGGTTTCATCAAAATAAATCTTTTTAAATGTAGATCCAGTAAGTGGCAAATAAAATAACATTTGATCTGTGTCTGGATCATACTCTTCCATGATTTCAGTTATCTGATAATTCATGAAATCTTCTACACGCTGGGCTTGTGCCTCGGTTTCTTGTGTAGGTGCTCCAAGTATTTGAGTTTTTACTGGCCCACCACTTGGTAACATTTCTTTGTAAGACTGTGCTTGAAATTGTGTCACAGCTTCACTCAATAGTGGATGTGTTACACCACTTGCACCTAAGAAAGGTTCACTTCTATCTTCATAATTTATACCAAGAAGCCCTAATCCTTTTGATATTGCTTCTTCCCAATCTTCTCTTGACTCTATATCTTCACGAAATTTAGCTTGAATATCAGATGATAACTCTCCAAGAATTGACTCATCAAGAACCTCTGCGAGATTGGCATCATGTCTATACTCTTCTGTTTCAACTTCCATTGCCTCTTCATCTGCTAATTCAATTCCTTCTGGCAAAACATCTTGACTATCATCTAACTCAATGGCAAGACTATCTTCTTCAGGCATCACTTGACCCCCCGCTCCCATCGACTCTTCTACCATCCCCGCTATTTGTCTTGGTTCTATAGCCATTAACTTACCTTTCTAAATTTCTCAAATAAACCACCTTTTTTATATTGAGCAATTGCTTTACCCTTTGCATCTTTGTTAAATATTAACTTAGTTACGGGTCTTTTTGAAGGATAAACTCGTCCTGACTTACCTTTATATTTCATAGGGTAGTCTTTTACAAGAGTTGCTCCCATTTCTTTTGCTATCTCTTCTAATACTTTTTTAGGTATAGCCTCATATTTATTTAATCCAAACGTATCAATATTACCACCTCTTCCACCAGGAACTTCATACATGTCTTTTCTATGAGGTATTATAATTCCATCTAAACCTTTTTCTCCAGTTATTGGATTAGGCATTTCGTTCATAGCATAATGTATTAAATTTCTATAGCTAAATCTATCGGCTGAGGAACTTTCTCCAAAAGCAGGTGTTCTAAATATTATTTTACCAGTGTTAATAGCTTCGATTAAATCTCTAATTTGTTGTGGATCTGCATTACCAATATCACCAGATAATAACGAAAGTCTTCTCGCTAATTCTTTACCGTCTGGGTCAAATGCTTCGAATGCTTCTTTTGCTTTTTGTTCATCTTTTTGAAAAATATCTAAAAATTTAGCAGAATCAAGAATATCTTTTTTTATGGTTTTGAGTGACGGCCCATCATAGGTTCTTTGTAAAGTTTGTTGAGCCACTATTTGTTCATAAATATTAGGAGTAAAATTTGATATAGCTGAAAAATTTTCGACATCAGAAGGAAGATTAAGTTCAGTTGGATTTATCAAAGTAAAAGTAAAAGATTTTGCTAAATTTTTTCTTATATCATTTAATCTGTTGTCTCGATTAGTAAAGGGTTCTGTTGTTGGTAAGTCAGTATTATCAGTAAAATCCCCCGTACCTAAGTCATATATTTCGGGAGCAAAAACGGGGACAAAGCCTAGATCTTTTTCAAATTTATTCATTAGCTGTTTATTAGCTAACATTGCCGTATTCTTAGCTTTATTCGAAAGCATATCTCGAATTAGTCGTGCACCTTCAGTAAACTCACCTGAAGAGTCTTCAAACCCTCTGCCATCTAAATTTATTTGATCTAATTCGTTTTTATGTTTTTTTCTAACTTCATTAGCAGTTTTTCTTGCTATTATATTAGCTGCTTGCCTGTTTAAAACTTCTTTTGTTATGACGTTTTTTACCATGCGATAAATTTCAGAAGGCTTTATATCTCTACTTAAAGCAGTTAAAATAAAACTGTCTATATTTTGAGTGTGATTTGCTAGAGCTGCCGCCTTTTCATCAGGTGACATTTTATTTATTTCTTTCCTTCGTTTCCATGTTGTACCCTCCGCTTGTCCATTGTCTTGAAAATCTGGAGTTTGTACCATTTGAGCTATTGTAGTTTTTGTTTTACTGTCATCAAAGCCATCTCTTTCTATGTCGCCTTGAAGAAAATCCATCACAGCTTCAAAATCATTTCTTTTAAAATCATCTGTTGGGTAGAACTTTCCATTGTGAGTTCTTTTAGGTATTAAAACAGTATCGTCTCCTTTCATCATATGATTGCTCAAAAACAATGGATGAGGAATAGAGCCAAAGACGGGTTCATCTGGTATTGTACCAACTTCATTTGGATCTACGATAAGATCTTGTCCGTAATATACATGAATAGGTTCTTCTCCGTGTAGACCACCTGATTCTCGTAATAATTTATTTTCGGCATAGCCGGGCATAAAAGAAGGCACACCATCTAAAAATGTGTAAACAGGATTAAATTTCTTTTGAACACCCGTTCTCATCATAGCTCTGCTATCTCTCAATTTTATAGAAAAAATAGCTTGATTTAATGCTTTTCTTCTTAGTAACATTTCACGATACTTAGAAATATCTCCTCCCGTAGCACCGTAGTCATAAAACTCATCTTTTAAATTTCTAATAAATCTTAGGTATTGACCTTCGCTATATCTTTCTTTTTTTCTTTCAGCAGCTCTATAATAAGCATCTTTGGCATCTCTACTAATACTGCTTGCTTCTATAGTTGGAGCTCCATTTTGAACAAAGTTATCTACCTCATTATTATTTACTTCAATATTGAATTTAATTTTATCATCTATTGTTTTAAAAAACTTAGGTAAGAACTCTTTTGTAAATTCGTGCTCTTGTTCTTCTAGTCCTTCTATTTTATCTTGAACAAATTCTAAATCTCTTAGATCTTTTTCTGACTGCACATGTGCATCATATCTATCTGACTCCATTTGAGTCATCTCTTTAGAGTTTTCATATTCTTCTTTAAGTTCTTTTTTATCTTGTTCGTAAGTAATAAGGGAATCTTCTGGCTTGGAATCTATTGTAGCTCCCTTTGCTTCATCAAGAGTTCTTATATCACTAGGTGTTAAGATATGTCGTCTAGTTGCTTTATCAAAAGACCACGCTCCGGGCTCTGGTAAAAGAGTATCTAGTTCTTTTTCGTACTGTCTTTGATTATCACTTTGTGTTTCTGAAGCTTGAGCCAGAACTTCTCCAGTTCCATCATCTATAACAATCTCACCTCTAGTGTGAGCTTGTGCTGTGGGCTCACCTTTACTAGGATCTATTCCTATGTTCCCCGTGCTGTCTGCTGCATCTATGATTGAATCAGTTTCATAGTATTTATGAAAAGGTACACCTGTAGATTTTCTATCGATCAATTGTCCAAAAGGATCATTGTAACCTAACTGTTCAGCTAAAGAATCAAGTTCTTTTACAGTGCTCGGTTCATTCTTCAAAAGCCATGCGTCTATGTCTTCTTGAGAAGGATCGGCTCCTCCACCTTCATTACTTATGTTTTGTCTCGCTCTTATTTGTGCATCACTTTGCTTTTGTTGAAACTTTTCATCGTCTTTCTTTGTTGGAAAAGGAAACCTTGTTCTACCTAAAAGCATTTTTTGATTTGGTGTAAATTGAATAATACCAAAGTCGTCATAAACAGTATCAAACTTACGATCAGGCGTATTAGGAGCACTAGTAAAACCCTCAACCAGTTGTGGAATTCTTTGTAAATACTCTAAACTGTTGGAACTATATGTTCCGTGAGCTCTTTCTCCTCGGCTACTTAAAAGAAGTCTGGTTTTTAAATCTGGTCTATAGTCTTTATATTCATTTAATAG